TCCGGCTCCTTTACAAAAGCCAGCTCAGCCTCAGCAACCTCGTCCGCAGGAAGAAAAGATGCCTAGATTTATTAATTACTTAGCAGATTATTCAGGTTGTGGACATTGGCGTATATTATGGCCAGAGCAAGTTATTAATAGTACTGGTAGAGGTATGTCACAATCAACTACTGCTATGGTTGCAGATCCTAGATGGTATGAAAATGTTAAAGCAGTTAAATTACAGAGACAAGCTTCAAGTTCTCAAAAACATTTTTTACAACATCTTAAAAAGATTCAGCAAGAGCATGGATTTAAAATTATATATGAGGTAGATGATGTTGTTTTTAGAGAAGAGATTCCAGACTATAATAAATTTAAGTTTGCTTTTGATAATAATGAAATTAGGCAGAACTGTATTGATATGATTAATATGGTTGATGAGGTTACAGTTACATGTGATTTCATGAGAAGACTCTATATTGAAAAAACAGGTCAACAGAACATTACAGTAATACCTAACTTCGTGCCTAATTTTTGGATGGGGCATCTCTTTGATATAAGTAAAGTTCAACGTAACTTTGATAAGAATAAAAAGAAGCCTAGAATACTTTATACGGGATCCGGAGCACATTACGATGTTGATAACAAGACAGGTGGTAAAGATGATATGTCTGAAGTTCTTAACGTTATAAGAAAGACCGTTAATAAGTATCAATGGGTTTTTGTCGGGGCTTTTCCACCACCGTTAGCAGATTTAATTAGAACTAATAAAATCGAATTCCACCCATGGAAAAATCTTTTAGAATACCCTCATTTTATAGCTAATCTTAACCCACAGTTAATGGTTGCTCCTCTTGAGGTTAATAACTTTAATAAAGCTAAGTCAGACATTAAATTTATAGAGGCATGTACTCTTGGAATACCTTGCTTATGTCAAGATATGGATACATACTATTCAGCTCCAAGTAGTTTACGATTTAAAACACCAGAAGAGTTCGAGCACAAGATAGAGAGTATATTAAATTGGAAAAATCGTACTAAGTATTATAAGAATGTATCTATATTAAGGGATATCGCTAACAAGCGTATTCTCGAGAGCCCGGATAATATAGGTGCTCATATGGAGGCTCTTACTACACCGTATGGATCTGCGGATAGACAATATCTTAAGAAGTGGAATTCCTAATTAAGTTTCTTCATTGCCTTAAAAAGGAACTCTAGTATAATAGTATTAGCGATGTATAGAAATGTTGTTTATAACGGTAGAGAAAGTACTGTCACGTTGTTTACATGGGATAAAGATGGTAAGCGTATTTCTACTGAGTGCTCATTCGAGCCATACCTCTATGTTGAGGATAATAGAGGCGAAAAAACTTCTATTTTCGGAACTAAAGTAAAGAAGAAGAAGTTTAATACTGCGTACAATAGATATAAATTTCTTCAAGACTCTGGTCTTAAAAGAGTGTTTGAAAACTGCCCTCCTGTACAGCAATTTTTATTGGATTCGTACTGGCAGGAGAATGAAAAGCCGGAGTTTAATACTACTCCTATAAAGTACTGCTTTTTAGATATTGAGACATATTCGGTCGATAGTTTTCCTGATGTAGATAATCCAACTCATACCGTCAATGTTATTACCTGCTGGGATAACTTTACTAAGAAGTTCCATACATTCGGTATTAAGGAATATACAGGTAAAGGTAGAGACGATCTTATCTATGTTCATTGTAGAGATGAACGAGCTATGTTTGTTAAGTTTCTTGAATATCTCGAAAACGACTTTCCAGATATTTTAAGTGGTTGGAACTCAGAATTCTTTGATATACCTTATATTATAAATCGAATGGAGCGAGTATTGGGTCAAGATTACGTTAACCGTATTTCACCGCTTAAGAACGTTTATTTTAGAGCAGTTAAGGGTAAGTTTGGTAGGGATCAGAAGAGGTACTATGTAGATGGTATTGCATGTTTAGATTATCTAGATGTGTATAGACGCTTTTGTCTTAAGTTAAGAGAGTCATATAAGCTAGATGCTATTGGTGAGGTAGAGCTCGGTGAAAATAAAATTGATTACGGTGGTATGAGTTTGCACCAGCTAGCAGATGAAGACTGGAATACCTTCATTGATTACAACATTCAAGACGTTAACCTGCTTGTACGATTAGAAGAGAAGCTTCAATACATACCTCTACTTAGAATGCTGTCATACGTAGGACTCACTACACTTGAAGGCGCTATGGGTACCATTCAAGTTATTAATGGTGCTCTTACGATAAGAGCACGTAAGAGAGGTGAAATTATTTCAACGTTTTTACGAAATGTAGATACAGGTAAGAATCCTGGGGCATATGTTGCAGAACCTAAACGTGGTTTCAAGAAAAATGTAGTATCATTTGACGCTAACTCACTATACCCTAATGTGATGATATCTTTAAATACATCACCGGAAACTAAAGTCGGTAAGATTGAAAAAACTACAGAAGATAAAGTTACTATCCAGCATGTATCTGGTAAACTGTTTGAATTGACGAAGCCTGATTTTGTAAAGTTCGTTAAAACAGAAGAATGTGCATTGTCTAAGGCTGGATTTCTCTTTAGTCAAAAGAAGAAAGGTATTATACCAGAGTTTCTCGAATACTACTATAATCAACGCGTAAAAATTAAGGAAAAGTTATTCAAATGTAAGCAGGCTCTTAAGAAAGATCCTAATAATATTGAACTTAAGTATGAAGTGGAACGACTTAACACATCGCAAATGGTTATTAAGATTCTTGTTAATAGTTGTTATGGCTACATGGGCAACAAGAATGCTCCGATCGGTGATGATGATATTGCATCGTCGGTTACTTTAACCGGTCAAGCTGTTATTAAAGAGTCTAACAAACAGCTTAAAAAGTATATTAGTGAAAATATTGATAGAGATATTAGCGATCATGAGCTTGAGGAATGTATTATCTATAACGATACTGACTCATCATATATCTCTATATCACCATTGATTGAAAACGGTATTAAGTTTTTTGAAGATGAAGAGAAGGGCCTTATACATCAAGAAACGTATGATGAAATTCAACGTATTGAAGATAAACTTAACGAGGGCATCGGTATATGGGCCCGTAAAGCGTTACTAACTAAAGATCCGCGGTTTGTATTTAAGCGTGAATGTATCGCCGATGTAGGAGTCTTCCTTCAAAAGAAACGTTACGTGATGCATATTCTCGACGATGAAGGTATTAAGGAGAATAAGTTTAAGTATACTGGTGTCGAAGTCGTTAGAACAACTATGCCTAACGCTATTAAGCCTTATGCTAAAAAAATTATCGAGACTATGCTCTCAACACAATCATTAGCAAAGACTAATGAAATACTAAATGAAACATATAAGGTCTTTAAGACATTATCCCCTGAAGAGTTAGCATTTGTCATGGGAGTTAAGCAATATGAGAAGTATGCAGTTCAGTGTAATGAGTTTAGTACTACTAAAGGCATGCCTATACATGTCAAGTCTGCATACTTCTATAATTTAATGCTAAATAAATTAAACACAGGGAATCGTTATGAGTCAATTAGCTCCGGAGACAAAGTCAGGTATATGTATGTTGAGCAACCTAATAAGTTTGGGTTGGATAGTATTGGTTTTAAGTATGATTATCCTTCTGAGTTTAATGAAATTTTTAAGCCTGATTATGATAAGATGTTTGAAAAAATTCTTTTTCAGTCTATTCAAAGGTTTTACGATAATGTAAAGTGGACGGCCCGAAGACCTACTGATAATGTACAAACAGAATTATTCGAACTTTTTAGCTAAATCGATGGAAATACGGAGGTTGAACTTTTTTATATAATTAGTAAATAAAGTAAATTATGTCTGAAAGTTATTTAGATCGCCCACAAGACGATAATACCCCAAAAGCACATCCTGCATTTAATAGAGGTAAAATCGATGGCATTCGAACAGTGTTGTCTATTTTTAAAAATGTAATAAATGGTACGGATAACGGTACAGGGAAGATTGCATCACCTCAAATACAAGCAATAAGAAAAGCTATTTTTACTTATAAAGATACATTAGAACACGCTTCAGATAAATCTACATACCTATCCAAACAAGCAGCAGAATCTTTACAAGAAGCAAAAAATATAGTTGATAAAATTAATTTATAACTTAATATACTATTATGTCAGATATTAAATGCATCGTAGATACGATCGGTCGTACAGTGGTCGGTAAATTAAACGGGGAAGATGATACAACACTTACTTTAAATAACCCTGTTATTATTCACGTTCAGCCTGATCAACAGACAGGCCAACTTCAAGTACAGTCTTTCCCTTACCTTTTTATGGAATTTATTAAAGGTGATAAAAAGAAAAATAACTGGACCTTTACTAAGTCTGCTATTGCTATTTCAGATGTTGAGCTTGATGATAAAATTGTCACGCAGTATGAAAATATTAACTCACCTGCACCAGCTGCTCAAGCAGAAGAGCCGGAGGTTATTAAACTTTTTGATGAATAGATGCTTTCTTAGCTCAGTTGGTAGAGCAGTTGATTTGTAATCACCGGGTCGTCGGTTCGAATCCGACAGAAAGCTCCATCAATGCAATATGGGTAGGTGG